GAATGTACAGACATGCCAGTATTCCTCTATCAGGATAGTGCGTTTCTTGACTTAGGATTAGAAGGATTAGTGCAGCAAAAAAGCAATAAGCTAAATATAATCGCTGCACTTATCTCACTCCAAAAAGATTGTGGTTCAGGATTCATTGAGGGGATAATAAAAGGGATAAATCCTATTGCAAAGGTAAGCGCTTTTTCCATACCAATCTTATGCATAATTTACCATCCACAATGTAGTTCTCTTCACAGAAGTCATACTCTTTAATATTCCCTACCGCTTGAAAATAATAGAGCGTACTTTGCACTCGTTTTTCTAAAGTCTCCCCAGAGTAATATCGCGCCAACTCAGCCCTACAGTATTGCTCATCTGTTTTTTCCAGGATGTGCTTAGGAATATAGGTAGGTACTTCATTTAGATTAACCATTATTTTACCCTCGCAATGTAGAATCTATCTCTACATGCAAAATGCCTATATACTCTTTCAGGTGGAATATTTAATTCAGGCATTCTAACAAATCCAACTGTTTGTGCTTTTCTTAATATAGTTCTTACGCGTTGTCTAGAGCCAGTAGCACTAATATCAACGAACATTCCAGGAAGTAATGCTTTAATCTTTCGTAATCTTTCTATTGTTACTCTATGTATTCTCTGTCCCATATTAAAACCTCTTGCACATAATGATTACACTGTCTTTATCATCATCCGCTTTAAATATAAAAGCACGCTCATTTACACACGCTAAGATAGCCTTTTCATGATTATCTATTTTTTCTTGTAGTCCCATTACTTTGATGGCTAATGCAAGAATGCATACGAAAAAGAAAATACAAACTATCCAAGATAAATTCATAATAGATTCTCCTCAATTCTTTTAACATGGTCAGAGACAATATCATTTAACATAAATTCAAAATCATATACATTCTCATCAGGTTCTTCTGCTCTAGGAACATCACTCTTACGGAATTGACAAGTACCAAAATACTGACAAGGACGACCAAAAGATTGACAATGTCCACCTCTCATAGGAAAGTATTTTAGTTCTATCATCTGTTGTAGTCTTTGAATATCCATACCAAGTGTAAGGAACCAATCTAATCTATCCCTTAAAGTTCTAATGTATGGAAGAATATGAAAGACTACATTAGTAAGTAGTTTGCCTTTCATCTGTCCGACAAAATGGATAGTCTGGAAAGATGCTAGTTCTGCGCCAGCTACAGCATCCAGTATTACGCTATAACCAATCGTCTGACTGGAGTTTTTATACATCGGTTCGATATCATTCCATCTTGCACTGGTACTCTTGCACTCAAGTACAGCATACATTCCGGTTTGCTTGTGTTTAAGTACCACATCAATAAAAGCAACATCATATATCTCCGGATTGATATTAATACGGGCGGATAATTCAATTGCAGGCTTACCATTAAATGTTGCTACTTCCCAATCTCTACGTAGTTCATCTAATTTAAAGAATGCCATGCGTAGTAGAGCACAGCAGATATACGCATTATATTCTTCAGTATCTATGATAGGCCAATAAGCCATCCAACAATCATAGATTGCTTTATCTTTATCCCCATATAACATATAAGATGCTACTCCAGAGCCAAAGCCATGACCATGAGAAAAGTATTCTCTTTCTTCACGCTGAGGTTTCGGCCCTACTAGCTTGGTGAGTTGATACTTTCTTTCACAGCCGTGAAGTAGTTCACGACTAGAGTAGCTAGTACGAAGTGGCATATTAATAAGGAAATTCTTTAGATTGATCAGTATCTATAAGCGCATCATCTAATGCACATACTACTTCTTCAAAGGATGCATTCATTTTGAATCCAGCAGCATTAGCATGTCCCCCACCGCCTAGTGCAGTCGCTATTTTGCTGCAATTAATCCAATCTGGTGTATTACTATTACTGCGAAGGGATACTGAAATTTGCCCCTCTTTATCCATGAACCATAGAACAGCCATACGATATTCTTTAGCTAGGATATTTCCTACTTCACTAGCTAGGTGATATGGACAATTACAGAATATTACTTTCTCTGCGTTGTTATCTAGGACTGCGGAGGATTCTATTATTTGTTGGACTTCTTTTTGTTTCTTCTCTATTAATATCTCACCCATTAGGATAAATTCATCATAGGATTCTTGATTAAATGGCTGTTTTTGCCAATTTTTTAAATTAAATCCAAGGTGAAATAAAGCTTCATTCAGGATTTTGGTATCAGAGTATTTAAATTGCCATCTATCCCTATCATCTACTGCTCCAACTAGCCAATGATCCTGTAATACTAATTGTTTACGTTCACCTATGTTATAATTTCTGTCAAACCAAATAGCAGTACCCATTGCACCAGACCATTCATTATTGAGTGCAAGGAATACTTCAAGATTTTTAGGTTGATCTTGAAATTTATAATTACCGTTTGATTGTTTTTCTAAGGGGCTTTTATAATGTTCTATTAATTTTTTAATAGCACTTTCATGATGATCTATTAATATTACTTTATCAAATATATCACAGCAAGCGTCAAGATCTTCCATTATAGGACACCAGTCAAGGATATATAGAGTAATATCCTCTGCTGCTTCTCTTTGTGGTGGGAGTATCATTTGATGCTCTAGTGGCTTACTGTACTCCACTGCTATGTATGTAGTGCCTTTATCCAAGTATTGACTAGCTACCCAGGCAGCACAAGTACCATCTAGGCAATTCTTGTGATAGATTACAATATTTTGGCTCATTTTATCTTTCCTTTTCATATTAAAGTGTCTTTGCCAGTCTACCCACTAGTGGGGTTTTCTAGTCATACGGACTGGCACATATGAAACCATTAAAAACTAGTAGGTTTAGCTATACTTCTTGTTAATGCCATAAGTCCTGTTTGCAAGTCCACTGTACCTATATTTACCCACTTTTGATCTGCTCCTTCCACCCAAAGCTTCCTAATAAGAGTTTCTAACTCTATCCCCTTTTGTTTAATCTCATTCATTAATGCTGCTTCTCTTTCATTAAGCTGTCTATATCCTGTTATCTTAGGCTGTATAAAAGTTTCCATATGTTTTCCTTTAATAATTACAACGGTTAAAAGCTTTAAGTAATCACTCCCAAGGACGTTTAGGGTCATAACTCCTACTATCCTTGAGGCTAATTACTCTACAGTCAGGAAGGGAGGAGGAACCTTAACTGTAAAGCGTTCACTCTTGTGTTCTTTAATCTACCGTATCCATTTTTTCTGCTTGAATCTCTTGATAGATGTCTTTACTATAGCGATACCACACAATAAATGGGTATTGAATAGTCATGACTAGGCCAAATATAATAGCAATAAACCATTCGAAGTATTTCATAGATGCTGCTCCACAAGGTGTATATATCCCTCAATATCTGTCCAGCTATCCTTATAGTTAGGATCACCATTGAGAATCCTTCCTATCTTATGCGCAGTCATTTCAAGACTTTCTTTTTGACTATCTGATAGTTCCTCCCATTTAGGACTGTCTACCATAACTGCTTTAAGGGCTTGTGTGATCCTTGCATGTTCTCTAAAATCACCGTAGATTGCGCCTCTTTGTGCTAGTGTTGCTTCTATTCCTTTTTTGGTTGCCATTATCTTTCCTTTTTGATAGATGTGTAAGTAATTCAATGAATGGATCATTTATTTCCACAATAATATATTTCTCTACTGGATACATTAATTCTTTTGAACGCATTACATCTTCTGCCCAACGCCTATTCTCTGTCCAATGAACAGGTTGATGCGGCTTAATTAAACCGGATAGGTTTACCATTGTATTGCGCGCTAAATTACCTTTAGTATTCTCTGCGCGCATGACACCATATAGTTTAATTGTACTCATAATTCATCATCCGGTATTTCATCGAGATTAATAACTACATTCTTATTACCACTCTTAGCTTCTTTTCTCATAGTCTTTTTTTCTGCTTTAACCTTAGCATCAAAGACCATCTTATCCTCTAAGACTTTAATACCCTGTACAAGCATTCCTATTTCCTCTGGAAGAATAATCCTACATGCTGCTTCATTCTCTTTGAGTGCTTTTTTTAAGGTGTCCATGTGTGGACGTAGATTGTCTTTACCTACTGTAGCTATCTCAGCAATCATGTTCTTTATGTGCTGAATATCTACAGGAATGGGAGTGGATAGATTATTTTCACTACTCATGAATTTTCCTCTCTCCATGCTTTAACTAACTTGGTCATAAGAGTATGGGTTACTTCTCGATACTTACCTGTATTATTACACCCTATAAAATCACGTTCATTCATAGACACTGAAATACGCTCATCTTTGTAGAATCTATTAAAATTTTGCTTTTCATTTAAACTCTCTGCTTTACCTCTAACTCCCCAATATTTTGCTGCTTTATTGTATGCATGATGAATATTCTCTGCGCCAAATCCACAATAGATACCCAGTGGAAGGAATAAGCAATAGTATGTATGCTGTGGTTTTTCTTCTAGCGTTGTAAGTTGCAATTCTTGTTGTGGTCTAATAACTTTCCAATGAGGAAATACTTCATGTAATATTCTTGCTGCTTTACATTTTTCCTCATCTGTTGCTCTGACTTGAATTACACAAGTAAAGTTATGATGAACCATTTTATATTTCCTTTTCACTGGTTGTCAAACTAAGCAAAGTAATCCCATTATCTTGAAAGCTTATCTTAACTTTAACACTATTCTTTGTCTCTTCTATTCTCTCATATTGTATTCTACGCTCATCAGGATCAAGTCCTTCAGCTTTAAGCTTTTCATTCATTTTATACTTAGCATCAGATAGTCCACGACGGAGAGTAGTTATTTGCTCTGGTTTGATTTCTACATACATACTACCAGATGCAATAAGCTTGCTATAGAGAGTAGAGAATGAGATATTACCATCTATCTTTTTTCCAAAGGGATGGAAGTTCTCTATAACATCATCCTCATCATCAATGACATGAGTATAAGTTTGTTCTGTATTATTCATAGATAATCCTTTGCATTTTCTTGTTGCAATATCCTATGCTTTATGCAATGATATACACTATCTGCTATTTGCTGTACTCTTTGCCTACTTATGCACATGATAGCGGCAATCTCTTGTTGGGTATATTCTTCATATCCAAAGAGACCATGAACATGAAAGAATATCTCTAATTCTCTTTGCTTGATACCAATTGTGTTATTTTCTAGGAGATTTTCTATATCCTGTTGACTAAGATGCTCTTTCCAATCTTCTGTATAAAATGGAAGAACAATATCTGCTGCTATATCACTCTCATCTTGTCCTGGACGATGCACTAATTGGTCTTGTTTAAAGTCTATCGAGAGCATATTAATGTCCCACTCTAAAGGCCGCCCATCTGCCCAAGGATAATCATCTAGCTTCAGTCTACTAAGCTCCGCTCTCATCTTCCATACTGCAAAGGTAGTTAATGCTGTTCCTCTGCTAGTATCAAATTCTCTTATTGCCATCATAAAGCCTATTTGACAGGCTTGTATTCTATCTTCTATCGGTATAATCTTGAATGGGAAATTGTTTGCGTACATTTGGATTATACCGGAATGCCGTTTTAAAAGCAATGGGATACTAGCTTCCCGATCATGGTTTATTAATTCACTATCGGATATTTGGGATAGCATATTAAAATCCTTTATTATAGTTTAAAAAGATTTATAATGATGTCTTTAATCAATTCCCAGTACTTTAACGCATTATTATAGTGTACAAATTCTTTTTTTAATTTAATATCTGGTATTGATTTCTCTCCTATATCATTATACATTTCTATTGTTACTTTAATAAAAGAATTCATTCCTCCTCCTTTACTTGGATATCCGTTGTTAGCATTACTTCCGGATTATAATTTAATATAGTATCTGCAATTCTTTGGGCTTCATCATCGGAATCAGCCTTTATCGTTACTTTAATTACGATTGAATATAGCATATTATTCTTCCTCTCCATCAAAAAGATTCTCATCATTGATAATAGCATCAGGATTATTAAGCAATTGCTTAGCAAGTTCTTTCCAAGATGGTAAAGCTGGACCATCCCAGGATTGATTAGGTTTCTCTTGCATCAGTCTCATAGCCATTTCCCAGTCTTTGCCATGTCCTGTCATATTAACATATCTTGCTGTGACAAGATGGCATACTTCATGAGGGATAGTATGGTCTATAATATGCTGCCTTACTTCCTCAGGAGAGATTGCAGATAGATATACTGGATTAAGTTTAATATGATGCTGTGCAGGATGCGCTATTCCTATTACAGATCCTTTTTGGCAATTAAAGGATATTGTAGGACATTCACCTATAGTATCTCCCCATATCCTCTTAGCTTCATTCCATTTTTGCTTTAGCATATCCCTGCACTCTGTCTGCACTGCCGATGGAACATATACACTAAGATCAGAGAATTTATTAATATTCTTAGGAGTAGGTGCAATATTAATCTTAGGCTTTTCAGGTTCCTTAATATCTTCTGGTTCCTCTTCTACACTAGTCCATTCTCCAGTCTTAATCACTGGATAAGTATCCATATCACCTGCACTCTTAGCATTGATATGTGCTATCTTTTCCTCAAGAGTCTTTCCTCTGATAACTTGTTTATCTACAGCACGTTGTAGTATCTCCTCTTTTGCTAATATTACCAGCTTTTCTCTTGCTCTAGTAACAGCAGTATATAACCATTCTCTAGTAACAAAATTACCCTTAGTTGCATGATCAGAGTGCATAAGAATAAAGACTTTGCGCCATTCACTACCTTGTGCTTTATGGCATGTGGTGGCATATCCTAGAGAGAATCCTGCTACAGCAAAGTCTCCAGCTGTCTGTAGTTGATACTCTACTACAGCCTTATCATCCTCATCTAATGCTTCAGCATCTACATCTACATATTTATATGTTACTATTGCAGATGCTTGATTCTTTCTCTCATCATCTGCTATTTCGTCTACGTCAAGCTCAGCATATCCTATCATACTATCTTCATCGAGTTCAGTATGTACATCATCAGGATTATCTGCTGCTCTATAGTGCCCACTACGTAGAAGATTAGTTGATGCTATCTTAGGTGCTTTTCCTATATAGCCAGGATTATGCTCAATATTTGTTATCTCGCATAGTTGCTTATCTACTAATATTAAATCTCCTACTGCAAGATAGACTTTCCTTCTACCTGCAATGATTTCATGTACTATAGCCTTACGTTCATCTCCAAGGAATTGCGCTATCCAAGCGTTAATAGATTCTGTTCCACATTCTTGCACGTTCCATGGGCTAAGGATAATGTCTGTTCTAGGGTTATATTCGCCCTTCTTGTATTTTTTATGAAAGTATCCATTCTCTTTGCCTAGAGCCATCATGGCTCTACCTTGGCCCATAAGCTTAGTTTTTGTTTCATCAAACCATGTGATTTCAGTATCCTTATTCTTTACTGGAATTTTCCCATCTAGGATATTCCATGCATTTTGCAAGATACCAGAATCATCTGCTTGTCTATAGATTTTATTAAGTTCTATGACAGGAAGTTGATGAAGAGCATAATTAAATATGCTTTTACCAAAAACCGGTGGAAGTTGATTGATGTCACCAATGAATATTACTATAGTGCCATCCTTCATTGCATTATAGATTTTCTGATAGAGAAGTAAATCACACATTGGTGCTTCATCTATTACAAGAATCTTAAATGTGAATGGATTATCTTCATTGCGCTGTTCTACAAAGCGCATAGTCTTTTTACCAGTCTCAGGATGATCGTACCATGTAGGAGCAAACTCTAGATGCTTATGAAGGGTCTTTATCCTATGCTTGAGTATTTGCCCTAGTTCTTGGTCTTTTAATACTGCTTTTCTTGTATTACCTGTGGCTACTCTAGTGAATGCACCAGCAGCTATATTACTTGGACTATAACCTGCTGCAAGCATAGCACGAAAGATTTCTCTTTCAGTTGTTGTTTTACCTGATCCTGCTGCTCCAGTTAATACAAAAGACTTACCTGTCTTAGCTAGAGTAACTGCTGCTTGTTGAGATTCATTTAGTGTAATATCTAGACTAAATGTCTCGTTCTTTCTAATAGTCTCAGGTTCTTTCGCTGGTATTGGTGAAGTAGTTGGGATATTGTGAGTCAGTTCGCTTCGCTCACTTACGTTATTATCCGTTGGAGCTAATTCTTTCCTTTCCTTATACTTATTAATTAACGCAATTCTTTCCCTAATACTAAAAGCTTTCCATTGCTGGCTAGCTTGAAGTATAGGGAGAGATGGATATTGTTGGAGGATGTCTTGCATTTTATACTCCATTTGTATTATTCCGATGAAAGGGAACCACTATTGCATAATGTCCATATTCCCTGAATTGACAGGATACTAGACAATGCATTTCCTTTTCTTTTTTGAGATATTCTTTAACATCAGGATGGAGAATAAGGATCAAATGATAATCTTCTATCTTGATATTATTAAAGGATGCATCATGTGCATCAATTGTCATCTCATGTAGAAATGCTTTAATTATTCCCTTTTTAAGACTACCATCAGCATTGAATGCCTGGAAGTCTTCATGCGTTATTGTTGGGATTATCTTGTTAGGACGATGACGTAGCTTGTATGGTGCATTCATGATAGTATCAACCTTTCAACTAATCCAGAGAGTACAATTAATAGCAGGATAAGGATAAGACAATTAATGCCATGCTCATCTTCTCGCTTTATCTTGGCCTGCCATTCTGGAGTATCCCAGTATTTATGTTTATTTTTACGGTCTAGGATATTCATGTTCTTTTCTCCCAGGAATATACATTAAATATCATTCCATATTCTTCTTCTAAGTAACATACATCTGTTATTGCATCATCTAGAGTATTGTATTCTTTTTTTTCATACTCTATATGTAGTGTTTCACTATATGTTTCAATGGGGCATGATAAATATTGGAGTCTATAAATCATGATTTTATCCCCTTTTCTGCCATAATCTCACGTAGTGTTTTTGGCTTTGTACTTTTCTCAATAGGAGATATTGTCTCAGAGAATCCAAGCATATCTTCCTCTGTAGTATCTGTCTGGATATTCTCAAGGATATATGCTAGATTGTTTGCCATGTTGTTTTGCTCTGTACCCATGAATAGGGTTCTTATTGTCATGGCAATCTCGATTTTATTCTCTTTGTTTATCAGATCAATATTGGCAAGGATCATATTGCACTTAGCTACTATATCCTTTGGCATATAATCTTTAAGGTTCTTAAAGAACACCTTAGCAGAGGATATTTGCTTTCCAATATCAAAGCTTCTTTGTTCTTTCATGTCTTGCAGATACTTATTGGCTAATCCTTCAGCCCATTGCACGCCTTTATTCTTTTCCTTTTGTGCTTTAAGGGTATTCTCTTTGAATGCTTTATACACTTCTGCGGTTTCATTGGCTGGTAATTCATCCAGATTGAGCGCTTTTCTGATAAGTCTTGTATATTTGGATACTACATCGCTCATGCTCATGGCCGGATACTGATAGGCGGCCAGATCAAATGATAATTTAGGTATCCTTATCCATGTAGTGTCAGAGTTCCATCTTTGCAGGATAATCTCAGCTAAGTCAACTAACAACATATGTCCTGCGGATTGTAGCATCATATTCGCCTCTGTTGCACTACTCATTGGAAAGTTAGTAGTCTTTCCTTTGCTACTCAATAATGTCAATATACAACCTGCTAATAGTTGTTGTTCTGCGCCTTTCCAGTCTTTAGCTTTGCTGAATGCTCCGAGAACCTTAAGAGCATTTTCTGGAATACTAATTGGATGTTCCCATGATAGTGCAATGGGCAATTTTGTAGTCTTTATTGTGCTTATCATTCCACTGATTTTGCAGGATACTACAATTTCAGAATCTAGTGGTGCCGCATGGAATGAGTATTTAGTATTACCATTTGTTGTTTTGCGATACATTTTTTAATGCCTCCAGTTGATACGTTTAGATAGTTTCGTTTTTACTTCAATGGTATAAAATTACCTTGATACAATCTAGCATAAAACATATTGCGAACATCTAATGGCAATGCCTGGAATGCTTCATTGTATTCATGATACAGTTCCATTAGTATCTTGTATTGTTTATTTGTCATTGTTTGATCCCTAGAATCCAAAATAACTTGTCATAATGTCGATAAATTTTTCCCTTTGCAGATCCTGGAATGGCGCAGTGTAATGATCGGCCATTTCAAGACAATTACGCATGAATTGTTCGGAGCAGTCATCGATATTAATCTGATCTACTATAAACATTATCTTATCCTTTACGCTGTTATACTACATTATAGACTACCGCCTTGACGCCTGCCAGTGTCGAAAAATCGACAAATCGCTGGATCGCCAAATCGTACACTCGCAAGAATCGCGCCAATCGCCCAAATCGCTCTACTCAGATTCTCACTCCCCCTCCATGCCTCTAGGACTTGTCAAAATCCAGATAATACTAATCCTAATCAGTATCTACCTAATTATCAGCTTATATAGTTCCAGAATCAATATGTTCCTATTCCTGAATCGTTACGAGGACAAAATTTTTAAATAAACTAATTTTTAATATAGATTATACTCTTAAAAACTTTGTTATGGTATATACCTTATACTAGCTATTGGACTATTAGACCTATAAGTATAGTACATATTGTACTACTATCTATAGCCTATTAGTATATGGTCCCCAGCCCCGGTTTTTGGAGGACTGGCCCCCTAGCGAACTTTTGAGTGGGGCGATTTTGGCGATCCTGGCGATTATGACGTTTCCGCGTTTTAGCGATTATGCGATGGTTAGATACTGATATAATCAATTAATATATTCGTTTTTTAATAAGTAGTATACCCCATGGATGGTAGTGTCGAGATACTGACATATAAGAGGATAATCTACATGCTGGCACAAAAGATGCTTGTGGTGTCAAAAAATCGTCACAACTGTCAAATAATGGACAAAAATAAAATCCATGCCAGAATATAGATACTGATTCCATTGAAGATTATCTAATGGGTACTCTGGCATAGGATATGCTTATATAGTTTCATCATCCCAACAACCAATAGCAAAGGAAAAAACATGAGACTCGATCAAATACTGACTAAGGCAACAATGGATAAGGCAATGGAAGACCAATCAGAATGTGATTACATACAAGAAGAAAAGCACCTCTGCGTGTATGTATCAGGTCATTACACGGTAGAAGAGTTAGAAATGCGTATTGTACAGTTGAAGGAAGCAAATAAGCTTTACAAGATGGACTATTTTGCCTAGCAATTCTCCACCCACCCACCTATAATCGAAAGGAAATAACATGTGTTACGCAATAATCACTTGGTATAGTGGCAATAAGCAAGAATCAGCGGAATGTGTATCCAATAAAGAGATACAGGATGTAATTTCAGAATTGATTACGAATGCCATAGACTTTGAAGTAAAGTTTTACGGCTGAAGGCTTGCAATCCTCCATCCATCCACCTATAATCCAGGGGTATGAACGTGGCACAAAATCACATCCCTCCCGGCATCACTGCCAGCCGGAACATAAGGGACTTAATGGCAGTATCTACTCAATCATCGAAAGGTAATATCATGACTGAAGCAACCATTGCAGAAGGTTGGAACATTGCGAAGATCGAAGTAAGCAAGACTGAGGGTGAGAAGGGTAACAGGAAGCGTATCTCACTCGGTCGCAAGAGCACGCCCTATCCTACCCTGACTGCCATTGCCAAGGCTGTACAAGAAGCTGTTATTGATCCGGAAGCGAGTAAGCTTGGCGAAGAAAACCCGGAGGGCATAGTAGTCTATACCCATGCTGATCCCGCCGTTGCTAGTATCGCTAACTTCGTTCAGGAAGCTATGCTGTCTAAGGTTCGTGTTCGTATGACTAACAGTCTGCAAGACAAGAGCATTGAGTTGCAAGATGGCAAGTCCCTTGCGACTAACTTTGCTGAACTGCTGGCGGATCAGCGCGTAGGTTCTGAGTTCCTCAAGATCAAGGCTGAAGTTGTTGCAAGCTTTGAGGAATATGTTAAGGATCAGGGTAAGGCTGAAAAGGTTGTGCAACAATGGAAAACCTTGTTCCGTTTCCCTGAAGTTATGGCGCAACAACCTGCGAAGTACAAGGCTAAGATGCAAGAGTATCTCGCCGGATTCTCGGAGAGTCTGTCTGCTGAGAAGCTAGAAAGGTATGGCAAGTTCCTGCTGGCTGTGGAGGATGCCTGCAAGGTTGAGAGTAACGAAGACGAAATGCTTGCCTAAGTAGCTTATAGGTTTATAGGGATTAGCAATAGTCCCTATATGCCTAGCAGTTGCTAGGATTAAACGGAGCGCTAAAATGGATCAAGCGATAGAGCAGCAAGGCACACTGACAATAGCATTGCATATTGTTACTGGGACGGATTATCGAGTAAAGCGCGTTACAATGATCTCAGTGCATCGTGTCACCGTTGAAGATGCACGAGACAGAGTAGAAAAATTCAAAGCACTGAATGAGCATGTGCCATTCGGCCATGTAACATCTACTTGGACGTGTAGTGTAGAACTCTAAGCAGTAGTCAGATACAAGGCATTAGAGATCATCCTAGTGCCTTGCAATGTGACCACTGATTGAAATGAAAGGAAAAGAAAATGAGAAAGCATATGATAGCTGTAATCATCATATTGTTAGATGATTTAATCAATCGCAGTCCTGAAAAGGATAGATTAAAATTAGGTATTATCAAGTATGTACTCAGTGAATTGGCGGATACCCTCCCAGATGATTTAACCTAATCAATTCAATGCGTTAGCCTGATCCTTACCATGCCGGGGGATCAGGCTTTTTTAGTACCCTGCCCGCCCCCTTATCAACTAACCATCCTTAAATTTTTGTAAACTTTTTAAAAACTAATTCTATTACCATACTCTCTCACATTATACTACTATAAATATGCAGCAAACTTAAAGGAACCACACAATGAACCAACTTGCTATCATAAAGTACCTTGCACAAGGATTACAGCAGGAGCAAGTTGCGTCCATTGTGGGCTGCACCCCAGGATACATTAGTCGTCTTGTGCAACAACAAGATATTATTGAGCAAATAGAATATTATAAGCTGCAATATGAGCAAAATGAGAAGGATGCCAAAGAAGAAGAGGATCAATATACTAGATTAGCTCAAAAAGCTAGGATGCATCTTGAGGATAACATGCCTTATGCAGAATATAAGGATGTTCTTAAGCTCTTGGAGATCCTAGAGAAGAGAAAAGAGGTTAAAGTACCGCAACAACAGACCAATATTCAGCAAAATGTTACCATCTTACAGGTTCCTGCTGCTGCGGTACCAGAATTTACAGTGAATAGTAATAATGAAGTGATAGGATTAGGTGATCAGTCTCTTGCTCCTATGAGTGCGCAAGGTGTAAGGCAAGTATTTAATGATTATAAGGCAAAAGAAGAGGCTAAAAAGAAGGAATTAGAGAAACAAAAGGCTAAAGACATTGAAGATACTACTATTGTAGACCTGGATAGGCCCTTATGAGTGAAGTAGAAGAGCAAACAATACATAAACTGAATGCAGATACCACATCTGCGAAGGAAAGGTGTAAGACCGACTTTAATTTCTTTGCGGGATTATGTCTTACTAACCAATTTCTCTTTCCTTTTCCACGTTATTATGTTGCTCTTTTCTTCTTTATAGTTAATGCAGTCTCTAGTGATCAGCTTAGGAGGATATTGCGTCTTGCTCTTGGCCTTCCTAGAGGCTTTGCTAAGACTACCTTCCTCAAAGTAGTGGTAGTTTGGCTTATAGTGCACGATAAATTCTCCTTCTTTGTCATTTGTTGTGCAGCAGAAGATAAAGCACAGAACTTTATTAGTGACGTTTATAATATTCTCTGCTCCCCTAACATAGTAGCGCTCTATGGTGACTTCCAAAAGAAGAAAATAGAGGACAATAAGACAACTAAACAAGCTTTTTATCGTGGCAGAATGGTGATTTTGTATGCCATCGGTGTAGGTAGTAATATTCGTGGTATCAATATAGGTAATGAGCGCCCAGATTTCCTGCTTTGTGATGATGCACAGACTAAAGAGAATGCAAAGAATCCTACACTCTCTCAAGAACTACTAGAATGGTTCACAGGCACATTCTTTAAAGTAGTTACACCATTCAAGTCTGTTATCTGTTTTGTAGGAAATATGACAGATGTAACATGCGTTTTGTATAAGCTTAAAGAACATCCTGATTGGATGAGTCTTATTACTGGCTGTATCTTAGAAAATGGTGAATCCCTCTGGCCAGAACTGCATCCAATAGAATCTTTAATCAATGGATTCTTCCATGATGAAGCATTAGGTGAAGGAGATACTTGGTTTGCTGAGATGATGAATGATCCAGTGGCCAAGAGTGATGCACTTCTTACTGGACCACTACCTATAGATCGCTTTGAATATATTATTGAACCAGAAGCAGCATTTGTTACACTAGATCCTGCTGGATTTAAGGATGGTGCAGATGATAACGTACTCACAGGCCACCAGATACTGAACGGTAAGTACTATGTCGCTGAAATGGATGGTGGTAAGTGGGATCCTGGTACCTGTGTGAAGAATGGTATTAAGATGTTAATGCGCATTAATGGAAATATTCTAGGTGTAGAATCTGTAGCTTACCAAAGTACTTTTGCATATTGGTTTAACGAATATTGCAAGCAAGAACATATTAATGGAATAGAAGCAATACCATTACCTATTCCACATGTAGCTAAAGAAAAACGCATTAGAGCATTTGTAAAGGAAATGTATGCTGGAGAGTATTCTTTCCTGAGAGATATAGACCGCCAAAGGTTCACATGGCAAGCTAGTATGTATCGTTCAGGAAAGAAGAAGAATAAGGATGATTGGCTTGACTCTCCGGCATTGGGTTTAGTAATTCGCAATAAGTTTAGACATCTATTAAAACTAAGGAAAGATCCTGGAGTTACTAAACCACTTGGTGTAGTTACAAACAATACATCCTTTTAAGGAATAAAGACAATGGATACCGGACTGAATAGACTGAATGGTGAGAGTGTTAAAGCTCTTGAGCAGTATTGCAAGAGAGTTTTAGATGCGCACAAAGCATTTACTGACCTTCGCTATAAGATGGAAGTAGTAGATACAGAATATTATCGTTATCACGCGCAGAATGAACAAACAGCAGGAAGCACTCCATGCGGTATTCAAGTGGATCAATTAGTGGTGCCTATTGTTATTAGCCAAGCTGATAGCTTTGTGGGATACCTAGCGGAACTCTATCTTAGTGGTTATCCTATCTTCCCTGTAGTATCAACACCAAGTACTGTGCAAATCGCCGATAAGATGGAAGCTATTGTAGATACTCATGCTACAATAGGTGGATATGCTCGCCAATTCTTGCAAGGCTTTCGTCAAGGTATTAAATATAACTTCATGCCCATTCTTACTGAGTGGGATACTATGCCAAGCTATGATATAGTGGCTAATGTACTCTCCACAGATGCCAGTAAGCAACTTAAGATGGCAGAAAAGGGATATACTTGTATCAAGAGTATAGATAGTTATAACTGTATCTGGGATAATCGTGTGCATCCTAGCATGGTGTCTACCCGCGGTGACTACGTAGGATATATTGAGCGGGTTACTCGTAATGAAGTACGCGCACTCTGGGAAAAGCTGAAGGGTAAGAAGATACACTATAATGAGAATATGTTATCTTCTCTTCCAGGTGTAGGTATGGAGTCAGTCTATTATACTGATCCTCCTCTGGTTAGCCAATATGTTAGTAGCAATAGAACAGCGGGCGGTAATATTAATTGGGATGCATGGTTTGGTGCACCTAATGGTATGAGGGTATCTGGTGCATTAAAGAGTAGTATGTATGAACTTACTAAACTCTTTATTCGTTGTATTCCTGCTGACTTTGGTATTAATGTACCGCATGCTAGTATCCCTCAGATGTTCAAGTTATATTTCCTTAATGGTCAGCGTCTTATTGGCTTTGATCGTTGTATTACTCCATACGGTCGCTTTCCTATGGAGATAGGTACCCCATTGGAAGATCAGTTTGGTCTGCAAACACCATCTATTGCAGAAAGTCAAGTAGGCTGGCAGTCTGCTGCTACAACACTCTTTAAGATCAGAATAGATGCTGCTCGTCGTGCAGTAGCAGATAGGGGCATTTTTGATACTGATCTAATCAATCCTAGTGACATTAACTCTAGTCATCCAGCAGCAAAGATTCCTGCTAAGATGCGAGGATTGACAGATAATAAGACCATTAAAGATGCTTATTTCCCTATACCATTCCAAAGTCAAGGATTAGAGACTGTCATTAATGATATGGGCGCTATACTAGGGTTCTCTGATCAATCTTCTGGTCTTAATGCTCCACAAAGAGGGCAATTTCAAAAAGGGAATAAGAGCGTAGAAGAATGGAGAGATACTATGGGATCAGCAGATAATCGCCTGCGTCTTCCTGCTCTTAATGTGGAGTTCCAATCCTTCATTCCAATTAAAGAACAAATTAAGTTTAATCTCTTCATGTATGGTGAGGCTGGCACATATACTAGCTCTAAAAAGGGTGATGCATATGATGTTACTCCTGAGGACTTTGCTGAGATGCAATCTAAGTCTCTTATGTTCCGTATAGCTGATGGATATACCCCCAAGAGTAAGATGGCGTCTACTGACTTCTTGACTACTCTCCTCCAGCAGATACTATCCAGTCCTGTCCTTGCACAGAGTCCATATGTACAGTATGTACCTGGGATGGTCTCTCATATAGCGCAGCTTGCTGGTGTACGTAATTTTAGTGAATATGCTCCACCTGAAATGACTCAACCATCACAACAAGGAACTACTAATGGACCAGCCGCCCAGCAACCTCCTGCCACATGAGAGACTCTTTGAAGTAGGCTTTATAGCCCTATATGAAGAGGATATACTAGCTAAAAGTAGTATGTCTAAAGAACAACTGGATGAACTCTGGAATCATATGAGTTCACCAGTTGTTAGGATGTATTTAAAGGAATTAAGCCTCAATATAGTACGTGATCTTATGAGGCTTGATTTCACTAGACAAGATGATCAATTGAAGTTAGTAGCAAAGTATGGGCATGGTAGAGGTGCATTAGAGTTAATAGATAGATGGATTACGTCAACACAACCACAGGAGAGTAAGAAATGAGCGCAATGTTCAGTAAGATCTTTGGAAGTAAGCAGGGAGTAGAAGCTACACCAAACCAACAGCAGGGTGGAGGTCAGCCTAATAACGCTGGATCCCCTAGTGCAGATAACAACAGGAACTTTATGACAGGAGGAGATGGAAGTCAGGGTAATCTGCAGCAACAGCCTCCTAAGGAGTCACAGGATCCCCTTGCAGCTTTTGCCAAAATATTCGATAATGCATCTAACGACGGTGAGAAGAAACCCCCTAGCTATAAGCTTTCTCCTGAAGTTCTCAAGCAGGCTGCTGATAGTCTGGATTTTTCTGATGTCATTCCTAAAGATTTTCAGGAAAGATTATCCAAGAATGATCCTACTGTGTGGTCTGATATTGTGAATGGACTAGGAAGAAAAGCATACTCCCACGCTCTTGAACATAATTCTGTACTCACCGACAGATTTGTGGATCAACGATCTCAGTATGACCGTTCAGGCTACGGTAAAGAAGTAACGAGACATGTTGCTCGTCAAAGCCTAAAGTCTATCGCTGAAAAGTCTCCTACTACTGCAAAGTTTCTGGAAGGTATTCAGAACGAGCTACTGGAAAAGAATCCAGATGCAGACCCTAAATGGCTCGAAGAACAGTCCAGGAAAGCTATTATGTCTATGGCTGGTATTATCTCCCCAGAGGATTTTGTGGAGCACCAAAGACAAACCAAGCAGAAGGATGCAGCTGGAGGAGACACTGATTGGGACAATTATTTCAGCAAAGGCAAATAACGTAAAATGTAGCATCTAGTCCCAGCCCTAATTGTTGTACTTTAATATTGGAGCTGGATCATGTCATCCTTCTTTACTGGTGTATTTGCAGCTGAAACTGAAAACCCTGCTGAACTGAATAAGCGTAGTTTTGCGGCTCATATGCTGCATAAGTATCCGAATGGTTCTTTCCCTCTGTTCGGTCTGCTCAGTCAGCAGGGTAAGTCGCGTGCAGTATCGTCCACGCATGGTTACTTTGCTAAGACCATGATCTTTGCATCCATTGTAGTTACTGGAGCAGAAACTGATGCTGCAACTCAACTGGAGACTACTAGCACAGCAGGTATTGTTGCTGGTATGATTCTTTATAATCCGGCTACTCGTGAGAACATGCGAGTGACTGGACTTTCCGCTAATACCTATGTTACGGTAACTCGTGCCTTTGGTCGTGTTGCTGCTGCGGCTATTGATGCAGGTCAGACTCTTATCTGTATCGGCACTGCATTCATGCAGGGTTCTAGCCGTCCTACCAGCCGTGGTGTGACTAAGGTATATGTTCCTAACTATACTCAAATCTTCCGCAATGCTTGGGCTTTGACTGATACTGCTCGTGCATCTGCTGTAGAGATGGGTATGAGTAACATCGCAGAGAATAAAGATGATTGCGCTAAGATGCATTCTACGGATTGCGAATACGCTATTATCTTTGGTCAACCTGAGATGGATACCTCTGGTACGGAACCTATCCATGCTACACAGGGTATATATGATGCAGTAGATCAGTATGCTGCTGCTAATACCAATACCGCTGGTGCCACTACCACTTATGATCAGTTTGTGGAGCTTGTAGATCCTGCCTTCACTTATTCTACTGATCTTGGCAATCCCAATGCCCGCCTGGCAATCTGCGGTAATACCGCATTGAAGATGATGAATAAGATGGGTAGGTTGTTTGGTCAGATCCATCTGACGCAGAAAGAGACTTCTTTCGGTATGAAGTTCTCTGAGTTCATCTTCTATCGTGGTCAGTTGAACCTTGTCTCTCATCCTCTCCTGAATGCTCACGCTGATCTGGCTAAGCTTATGATCGTTATTGATCCTGCTGCCTTGAAGTTGGCATATATGGAAGGTCGTGACACTCGTCCAGAAGAGTATGGTGGAACTGGACATAATAATGCAGGTGGTGTAGATGCTCAAGGTGGTAGCCTGACAACTGAGTTTGCTGTTGAACTCATCAATCCGTCTGGTTGCGCAGTTATTGAGAACCTCACGGATGCTGTAGCTTAATAGTAACTAGGGGGGTGGTAGAGATACTACTCCCCAATACTCTTATAAAGGAAATATTATGAGCACTGTAATGGATATGATCACTGCCAAGAATAAAGAGAAGATGGCGCAAAAAAAGGCTGAACAAGAAGGTAAGGCTGCACTTCCTAAAGAAGAAAAGAGTAATGCTCAATTGCAACGCCCTAAAGCTATGGTATCTGCCATACAGCCTGTTCGTAAGGGTGAAAATGATGTGCTCTTTAAATCTATTCGTCCTAACTTTGCATTCTTCCTAAGTGGAAGTCGTGTACAATTCAAGCAGGGATTCTATTGTACTGATGATCCTGATGTCATTAAGTACATTAAGGATAATTATGTAGGATCATTTGTACAAATTCTTGAAGAGGGTAATCCCTTGACTAAGAAACAAGAAGAAGAGAAGAAGGAAGTATCTGCTATTCTCCCTAATGGTGAGGAGTAAGAGTAATGGACTTTGGCACAATGGCGGATAATATAGCAACCAGGGTAATTCGTCCTGACAAGATAGACGAAATTAAGGATGCTATTAATGACGCCATTGAGTTTTGTACTGTTAATGGTGACTTTGCTAATGACTTAGTAGAGTCCACCGTCGCAGTAGAGGATGATGTATATAGTCAAAGTATTGTTATTAGCACTACGTTTACAAGATTTAGAAAGATTAAATATCTTAAACCACTTGGATATACTAGATTCCTTCAGTGGATGGATCCAAGTAGAGTATTTGACGATGATGGCAACCAATGCAAGGATGTCTGGTATCGTGCTGGAGATAATATAGTCATTAGCACTAGCGCTCTTATTGAAACTATGCTCTATGGATATTATCAATTCCCGGAGCGTATGGATGATGATGCAGATACTCATTGGATGATGGATTATATGTACATGGCAATATTCAATCTTGCATGTGCAGACATTTGGGAAAGTATTGGTAATGCTGAGGAAGCTACAAGATATCGTGCAAGAGGAGAGAAAGCTTTTATCTCTCATCGTCGTGACCATGAGAATAGCGTAACGCATAGCTAATATGAGTCCTACAGAGTTCACGCATAGTCCTGTTATACCGATAGCAGCTCCGTTTGATCTTACAGATTACCCTGAACTTGCGGGTATTTCTGGTATTAGTGGAACTGGATTAGTTACAAGAATTGGTGTCGGCTCTTATACTACTAGGACATTGACTGGTACAACCAATCAGGTTAATGTGGCTGATGGTAATGGTGTAGCTGGTAATCCTACTATTAGCTTGCCGCAGGATATCCATACTGGAGCAAGTCCTACCTTTGCTGGTGGTACCTTTACTGGCGATATCCTGGTTAACGGACTTACTGCGGGTAGAGGAACCGCCAGTATTAGCACTAATACAGCTTTTGGAGTGGATGCATTGTTAAGTGCAAATGCATCGAGTTTTAGGAATACTGCTATAGGGCAGAACGCATTACGTGCAAACACCTCAGGAACGCAGAATACTGCTGTTGGCCGGGCTTTAGAGGCTAACACCATAGGAAGTAACAACACAGCTATTGGGCGGGTTGCCCTACTATCCAATGTAGATGGGTCTGGTAATATTGGGATTGGAAATAGTGCTTTGCAATCTAATGTATCTGGCATAGATAACATAGCTATAGGGTATTTGGCTGGTCAGCTTACTACAGGAAGTAACAACATTTTCATTGGTAGAAGTGCTGGCCTGTCAATGACTACAGGTTCTGGTAATGTAATTATAGGACAGACACAAACGACAGGAAACATAATAGATAGTAATGTCATGTTATTTAGCACGGGCGGTGGAATAGAACGTTTTAGAGTAACAAGTTCTGGTAATCTATTGCTTGGCACTACTACTGAAGCAGCATCCTCAGGCCTTATTCAACTAGCTACAGGAACCACAGCCGCAAGCGGCATATTAGCTGGAACAGATACTAATCTTTATCGCTCTGCCGCTAACCAGTGGACTACTGATGATTCATTACTTATCGCGGCTAATACTTATATCGGTGCAACGGATGCTGTAGTTAATCGTGGAGGCAGTGGCAGGATAAGAATATCGAAAGATGGTACGGGCGCGACTACTAATGCTGGATGGGAAGTAGGTTATCTAGGTACTGGTAGCTTCTCTTCTATCTGGAGTACGTTAATTGGTACGCCGGGTCTAACTAATTATGCTATTTTAGCGACAGCCTCTTCTACACAACTAAATGCTGCCGGAGCAAGTTCGGGCGTCCTCATATTTAATATTGCTGATACGCCACAGGCTCGTTTAGATGATGTATCAGGATTTAGAATAAAGAGTGATAAATTCGTAACCTGGACATCTGGAGTGCCTAGTGCCGTAGTAGATACTACAATAGGTAGGAATGCTGCTGGGGATGTTGCTGTTGGTACTGGAATAGCAGCAGCAAAAGCAGGGGCATTATCTCTGACGTTAATAAAGATAGAGACTGGTACAACGGCTTCTAATGGTATTGTCTGGGGTACAGATACTAACTTGTATAGAAGTGCTGCGAATACACTTAAGACTGACGATTCTTTAGTTGTTAGTGGTGGATTATCGGCAAGTACTTTAACAACAGGAAGCATACCATATATAGGTGCTGGTGGTGCTATTGGAGATAATAACGCAAATTTGTTCTGGAATAATGGAGGAACCGCTCTATTAATTAGAAGTAATTCTATCGGTACTAATGGAGCCTTACAAGTAAACGGGACTGTTGGAGTTGGTAGTAGTGGTACTAATTATATTCGCCCCATTACAAATGCAGATGTAGTTTCTCTTATTCTTTTAGCTACACAGGTAGTCGTAGGAAATGTGAATAGTGATACTTACAGTTATTCTGGGGGTGGTAGGTTAGCTGTTGTTACTAATGCTGATAATCATACATTAGTAGACATAGGCAGGGGTATATCCACTCATGCTCGTTTTAAAGTAGTAAATACAGCCTCTGGACAAGCTTATACTACCTTTGAAAATAGTACTACCACTGCTTTTAGATCATTTACAGTGACAGGAGAAACTATCTTTGGGGCTAGTTCACTTGCTACAGGTGAGGGTAGAATTCATGTTGCTCCTCATACTACAAAAGCAGGCGGATTGTATTTTGGTGCTGCTAATACTAATTTGTATTCCTCTGCTAGTGGGGCTCTTAAGACAGATGGGGTACTTACAATAGCTGGTACTACGGATTCCTCTTCTTCTACCACAGGTGCTTTGATAGTATCTGGTGGAGTAGGGATAGCAAAAGCATTATATGTGGCTAATGATCTAGTGGTTACTCC